TAGAACTACTAAGGTTGATTCCCTGCGTAATGTTAGGGGTGTTAAGAGTGCGAAGAAGATTGGTAACAATACGTTTGAGGTAATCTACAAGGATGGATGCAGGGCTATTAGATTGCATCGTACTGACGTGGTTACTTATAGACCAGATGGTGCGTGTATTTTAAACACCGATGGTTGGCAAACACGTACTACTAAGGATCGTATCAATAAGTATGCGAATGTAAGGGTAGTACAAGATAATTATGAGTGGTTTGTTTATGTCCCTACCCAAAGTAGTGTTGTATCTAGGATACCTTACCATGACTACATGGTATTTGATTCATGTGGTTTCCATAATTCCCCAAGAGAACAACTACACAACCACGAGAAAGGAGGACTAGAGCTATGTTAGATAGCGAACAAATAGAGCATTATAAGGCTAAACATATGCGTAATTTCCTAGAGTTCTGGATGAAACTATGCCCAGACCATAGGATTTCTATACGTGATGGAGTCTTTAGTGGTGCTGGTTTATGTATAGAATTTTCTGATTCATTTGCTGAGAGGATTAGGTTTAATTCCCCTGCGATACAGGAGATTACTAAGACTACCATGTATCACGGATCAGATGACCAAGTAGATGATATGAAAAAACGAGCAGGGGTAGCAGATAGGGAGCGTATGCTAGAGGTACAGTTAGAGTGTGATGAACTACGTGCTAAAGCAGATGCCTTTGATAATATTACACGTCGTCAGGAGGGCATGGATAAGCATGACCATGAGGGTTAGTTATACGTTACCTAAGAAGCCAGTAATAGGTCAGAGGTTACTTGACTACGAAGTGTATAAGATCACGCCTACTGAATTGTATGTTGTGAACGTGGTTAATTCCCAGACCAAGGTGTTTAGTTACAAAGTAAGGGAGAATCGGGGGAATCTACACTCTCCTGAGTAGCCAGACCCATGCTGACAGGGGCTATAAATGCCTGCTATGCTCAATACATTACCTGCACCGAAGGGTACTTGCCCTTACATTTGGTGTGTGTTGCGTCAACCCCATAAGTGGATTCCCCTTGCGTGGTGCGTGAGATGGACTAATAGTGGGAAGTCAGCACCTAATTATATGTGGTATCTATTTAACGAATAGACTAAGTAACGAATCGTGCAAGCTAAAGCCACTTTATTTTCATAGGACATTTGCAGTACCGATGATGTCCCATAGAAAGGAGTGCTTATGGATAGCGTTAAAACAGAAGGCTTTACAGGTACGTTGGATGATTTAATTAGCCGTTGGTATGAGTGGAGGTTTGGTGAAAAACGTACCGATAAATTCCTAGATGACGCACAGTTACAGATATTTATGGGTGATGTGTATGACTATAGCTATTACTGTTTCTCTACGTCTGACCAAGAAGCTATGGATAAAATGAATAAAAAGAACCATAAGTTAAGGCAACCTACATTAACTCTTATGCAAGGAGGTAAGAACGATGATGACGAACCAATTAATTAACGTGATGGATTTACAATTAAAGTTACGTAGTTTACGTCAGGAATTTCAATCAGCTAGACCATTACTACCAGAAGAAACCCGTGATTTCACTTATGAGAAAGCTAACTATGCAGTAGGACGTGGTGCTACAGGGTTTAGAAGTGGTGAAGTATTGGGATGGACTACAGTTACAGTACCAGTAAGAGTACGGCTAAGAAAATTTGGTATCCCTGCTGTAGAAGCAAGAATCAGAGAGCTAAGTAAACAGATTAGGGAAACAAAACAAAAGATACGTGACTTAGGTGACACACCAGAAGGATGGGATAGGGTTAATTCTAACAAACCAGAGGAGAATAATGACTAAGTGTATATTAGCATTACTATTATTTATGCAGATTGGATGTAGCGATGTTGCTACCTATGTTATTGCAACAGCAGGATCTTTTTCAGGTAAGTTACTATACGATGTAATAAAAGATGAGGAGGAATACGTTGGAAATAGTACACATGATCGGGAAGAAGAAACCAAGAAGAACTAGTACGCATGGTTTGGTAAAAATATACAAACCTAATAGGAGAACAGGTGAGCTTGAATTAACGGATGTTGTTGACCCATTCATAGAGCTAACACCAACTCACAATCCATGTAGAAATTATAAATATAAATACAGAAAAGGAAGGAGGTAGATGTGGGTAGAATCTATTTGATTATATTAATATTAGTAGCATCTATGGTTACATATACCATTTGGTATGTCAGTAACAAAAATGCAGAGATGTTGTCTAACAGGGTAAAGGGATATGCTGTAGAAGATTGGCGATATACTCCCTGCGATCCTACTACTGAGTCTTGTGGTAGGCGTGAATGATCTGGATAGAACTATTACTTAGTATTACAACGCTTATAGGCATACGTTTATTTGGACAGGGTAAGCGTATCGGTGCGGTGACGTGTGTCTTGAGTAACTTTGGTTGGCTCAGTATGTGGATATATACCAAGCAGTATGGGTTTATTCCCGTAGATTTTGGCTTGATGTTTATATACTGGGAACGCCTGTATTCTCACATGAAAGGAGGTACATGAGTTGATTGTTTTAAGAAAGAAACGTGGTAGGAAAATGAGAACCCAGCCTACTGAGAGAGATAAGCAAATTCTTAAGGAGCTTTCTCAAGGTAAAACTCTTACTGAGTTATCTAATTATTGGGGGGTATCTCGACAACGTATCCATCAGATACGTAATAGGTGGTCTTATGGTAGGTACAAAGGCTACAAACCGTCTATCGTGGTAGAGGAAACTCACACGTGGACATCACCATCAGAATAGGAGAAGCATATGTCTTTAATGTTACATTGTGGTGCAAGCGAAGTAAAGTTACATGAGTTGAAGGACATTCCCGTAACACCAAGAGTCTATAGTTACATTGGGAAAGATGGTAAGCCTAGAGTTAAAGAAAGGTCAGATCGTTGGGAAGGTATACAACACCATGACTTTGCTGATGCTGTACTTCAAGCATCAGAACATAACGGTATGCCAGTAGACCTTACACGTAGCAGGTGGGGGGTTAGTGAGAATGGTGCTGATCTATTCGGTTATCTTAAGTTCCAGACAGAGGTCAATGGCAGACCTACTGTACTCGCCAAGTATTTCACTAATGAGATAGAACCTACTATGGGATGCCGTCATTCCAATCTTAGTATGTTCGCAGCCAAGGCTACTGTAGGCGGTGACTGTTTTGTGTGTGACAACATGGCTATTACAGGTGAGGTTGCTTTTAATTATAAGCATACCTCTGGCAACGTGGCATCTCTGAAAGATTTAATAGGTGTTGGTCTACTCAAATACCTAGAGAAGATTCCAGAGTTAGGTAACATGGTTGATCAACTCAAGTCCAGAGTTATCACGGATACCCGATTAGCTGACACGTACCTGAGAGCAGGCAGAACCAACTTACTACCTTGGTCACACTTGGGTATGGTTGATAAGTTTTGGCAGAATCCTACGCACCCTGAGTTCGCTAGAGAGTGGAATGGGTGGAGGTTGTATAATGCCTTTAATACTGTCGCTAAAAAATATAACCCTAACCGTCAGATTGAAATGGTCAGTAAACTACATGAAACCATTATTCCAAAGGAGAAAGAAATATGCTTCTAACACCCGAAGAAAGACGTAAGGGCATAGGAGGTAGTGATGTTGGTGCAATCATGGGAGCTAATCCCTATTGTAGTATAGTTAAACTATACAAGGAGAAGAAGGGGGAAGTCCCTCCCCCTGTCTTCAATCACGCTATGGAATGGGGTCATATACTCGAAGATGTTATAGCAAAGAAGTATGCTAAAGACAACAACTTCTACTTCGACCCTGATGCCATACCTCTAAACTATAACTCTGATTATGTGCCTTGTCCAGATGCTAACGATGGTGTGATCTATAAGCCTAGTATTATACGATATGTTAGGTCTGAGTGTGAGTATGATTGGGCGTATGCACATCCTGATTTCTTCGTGCAAGTAGGTGAACCAGATCGCTATGAGTTGTCAGGCATAGAGGTTAAGACTGTTAGTGAAGGTATGTACCGTAAGTACTGGGCTAACGATGATGTACCGCCTTGGCAATACTACCAAGTCGTTTGGTATTCTATTGTTACGGGTATAGATCATTGGAAGTTAGTGGGGTTAGCACCTCACTTGCGTTTATCTACTGATCCTATTCTGGTACATGATCTCTATATTGATTCAGATACCAAGACTAAAGTCTTAGCTAAAGTCAAGGATTTCTGGTCATGCTTAGAGAACAATACTATGCCCCATATAGAGAAGCCTAGTGAGGCTGACCTTAAGTTACTTTACCCTACTAATACAATGGACATGGTGCAGAGTAGTGGCACTATAGACGCTGCTGTTAGGCGTTTATATGATGTGCGTATGCAGAAAACTCCATTGGAAGAGGAGGAAGATTCACTTAAGAATCTCATTAAGTCGCACATGGGTAACGCAGGTAAGTTAATCAGTCAAGAGGGTGAGGAGTTAGCATCATTCAAGTCACCTAGAGCTAAAGTCAAGACTGATTACAAGGGTATTGTTGAGAGCTTTAAGAAGGTTCTAAGGGATCAACAGTCTGAGCTTACTGGTGCATTTGATACGGTAGAAGTTCAACATACCAAAGCATATACACCGTCACGTAGGTTTTTATTAAAAGCTAAATACTAGGAGGGTACATATGAGTGGTAACAACGGTAGTCATCCTGACTACGAAGGGGAGTCTATGCCTGAACATCTAGGTACATTCCCTGTAGCTGTAGGTTTGCACGTTATGAACCTAGAGAAGTTTATCAAGAACATGAAGCAAGCAGTAGATGAGGACAACGATGGCACTCTCTTGATGTACTTCAACAGGAATGACATACAGTTAACAGATCATAAAGGAGTTATTCGTATTACATTAACCTTAGACTAGGAGTTAGAATGCCAGAAAAATCTAGTGAGAAGAAGTTAGCGGAGCTATACACTACCTTCCAATCAAAAGACTTTAGAGAAGATATAGCTAAGTGTATTAAAAACAAGGGCAACATGGGTATGGATTACATACCTTGGCCTAACGTAATGGATAGGTTCTTTAGGTCTTGCCCTAGTGCAACCTATGATTTTCATACCTATGTTCTTAAGCTGAACCAAGGTGGTATCCAATGCGAAACTGAACGACCATACATGGGTGATAAGGAAACTGGTTTCTTTGTTAAGACCAGTATTACTTGCTTTGGTACTACACGTTCCATGACATCACCTATATATGGCAAGACATTTACAACTGTTAATCTAAAGCCTAGTGCTAGGGATATACATAATGCTCAGATGCGTTGCTTATGTAAGAACGCTGCCATGTTTGGTTGTGGTATAGAGCTATGGACTAGGGAAGAGGAGGCACAGCTAGAAGCAGAAGCAGAAACGCCTGCTAGTACTGGTCTGGATGAAGAGGACATTATAGACGTAGCAACAGAAGTCTTTAATGCTTCGCCAGTACCGCCAGAGGGTACACCCGAACCAAGGTTTAATGAGGGTGTCCATCCAGACCAAGTATGTAAGAAGTGTGGTGCTGTTATGGTTACGAAGAATGGGAAATTCGGTAGTTTCTGGGCGTGTCCTAATTACCCAGATTGTAAATT